CGCACCGAGTTCCGGAAAGAATTAATATCTTTCCGGGTCATGGTCACGTTAAGCGACCTCTGGATCCCGATGAAGATCATGGTTGTAAAAACCATGGCTTCAAACGGAAAACAGAGCGCTGAACCCATAGACGCGTACTTCGCGAGTCGAATTACTCCGACTCCAGGTACGTCGGCCCGGCGGGAACGGGTAGCATCGATAGCCTTACTCAAATGGGGCCATCGTGATACCATCGTCCTGACGAGCTGATTGGAGACTCTATCGGAGGCATCACTCAAATCGAGTGTTGCCGTTCGGCGATCAGCCGAACCCTGACGAGCCAAGTCTTGATTAGGGACTTGGTCGTCAAATCCGATAACCTTAGAGAGGAGTTCATCCCTCCCTAAGGACGAGAGAAGACAGCGAAGGAGAGCCTGCTGTGTATACATCATACACGCAGGTTCCATCGCTATAATTCTCGGAGTCTTCAACGTTTTAGGCACTGAGATAACCTTAACAGGAATCTCAGCATCGGGTTCGAGGATGTTCACCCGATCCAAATCACCACGGAAGTGGTGATTTGGAATCAAGTACTCGTAAGAGGGAAAGACCTCTTCGAGTCGCCTGGTCCAAGTAGACTGCAGATACTTTCCATTACTGGAAAGACCATCCGCAGTTGATCCTGGGCCATGTCTCGGGAGAAGCTCTCCATAATAGATATCTCTATCCATCTGGGTAAAGACTTCTCGGAAGAGCAAATCAGACATTTGTTGAAACTCAGTCAAATCTTCCTGACTGAGATTCATGTCTGACTGACGGACATCCTGCTCACACTTGACATAGTTCTGTATCGCTTTCCTCTCCCTTGCTGGTGAGCAAGGAAGGGACATCTTGCCAAACATCAACGTAAGTTGACGGATGGCAATGATTGAGTCGATACATGGCTCGTCAAGTAACGTGCCACTACTCCGGTCGAACACACGGTTGAAGAAACCTTCTAGAAATAGAGGGAGACTTCCTCTTCCCGTTGTAAAGGAAGAGTTGATACCGGCTTGGCCTTGGTCAATCCACTTTTGGGTGGATTTCCCTAGGTCAGGCAGGGTTATCGTTAAAAACGATAACCCCTCATGTTCGACTCGCCTATGGACGGTATTAATGTCCATAGTGGCGCTAGTGCGGCAATAGGTAGCCGATTCCTCAGCTACCTGGGACCAGAGTGACATCAGGCTTTTCATCAGCCCTCCTCATTTGAGGTTACTGATCCATAGCCTATGGCGCTCACCTGGTTGAGACCCTGGACTTATCATCCAGGTACCACCTGTGCAGGTGGCACTCTCTCAACCAGACCACAGGAACCGCCCTAAGGCGATGCATCAGCGGCACTACATGGCTCATCAGCCATGTAGGATCTCAAAATGAGAATTGAGTTCACGATTGGTCTTCACAGACCAAAGAAGTGAGCAACAACCTCATTAAGAGACGTATGGAAAATATCGGTCAAAACGACAACCAAAAGGACAACCTTATAGTTGACCTTAAGGAAAATCGTCAGACCCTCTTCTCCATGCTCCGCTTTGATGCCAAGAGGATCTAAATCCACAGGCTCAGCCTTCCTTTCGGAGGGTTTGAGACCTGAGAGATCTAGAACCTCAGGTCCTCTACGACTCACCACCGAGGAGTTTGGTGATGAGTGCATCCGTAGCTGCTGAGTACATGGTTTTGAAGCCAGTGTACACAGCGATCTGCTCCGTAGCCGAATAACCAGCCACGGGAACGTCAAACACGATGTAATGACTCATCGATACTTTGACGTTTTCCGTCGGCCGGAACGGATCCGGAGCAAGCTTCGAATGATTGACCCTCAACAAGTGCCGATAACGCTTCCCACTGTCGTGGGAAGCCTGCACTTGAATGAGGCCATCATTACTCTGGTAGATCGACTCGTCCTCCATCACAGAAATGCGAGGGAGGGGAGTCGTCGTTCCAGAAATAGTGATGGACAGAGGATCAGTAAATGCCATAGGCATCACTCCTAGGACTCGCGTCACGAGCCCCAATGGCTCGAGACAGGGCTACAACTTACCGCAGCGCTCGGGTCAAACCCAACGCAGCGGCAATGGCTGACTGTCGTGGACTAAAACCACTCCATGACAGCCCGAACCCAAATGGTGTTGCCGCCTCTCGTCGCTTGGTTTCCAAACAAGCGATAACAGGCGACACATGAACTCCCTTGGTTTTATACCGCGGGGGTCCATCGAGAAGATACGTGTCCGTAATGAAGCTATGCTCCATTATGTATCCGTACTTCAACACCAAACCGTCTTCGGCCCAATCCGTGAGATTCGAAATGACATCTCCCGCATTGGAAAACCAGTCAACGGCCCACGTCCAAGGTGCCGCGTTCCACAAGACCTCCGGTGTCAGGTCGGTCCCTAAAAGAGACCGAGCCTGCGTGCCATACTTAACCAATGCATTCCGACTTTGATAGCCGGACGGCAAATGGTAAGTAAAAGCCCCGGAGAACCAGCGACGTTTCCACGTCCTGGTGATCTTGTAGACCGACGCCCTGGGGACAGAAGCATCTATAAACATCGGATCATATGGCTGGATAGCCACAGGATCCAAGGCATAGAATGTTTCTGTTTGAGTCCTCTCGATCGGGAACTCATAACGACGCCTGGTAACTCCTCCGGAACCATGTTCATACTGTTGTAAAACAGAATGAGCATGAGAGAGTGAATAAAGAATACTATTCACATCTCCAAGGAGTGGGTCCCAGCCGAATTCCTTGTTAAGGTATTCTTCACCAACAGAGTTGGCGAGGTTTACCCGCTCTTTCCACAAGGTCGCCCCAAATAATTTGGGGAGACCATCGGATCGAAGCTCAGCAAGGAACGTGGCCAGGTCGGCGATTTGGTTGGTCGGTTTACACCTAGCAATTGCAGTAGAACCGTACTGGGTTAGATCATCCAACCTAGTAACCGGGACTAAAGCACTGTTAGGGTCAATCGCATATATGGGTCCGGTGTATTCCCCGAACGACACATAGGGATTGCCGAATTCAGGAAGTGTCCATCCAGAGAGCTTTTGTGCTGACGGATTAACCGCCATCACGTAGGATCTCTGAGAGAAGAACTTCCCTCCAACGTCACCTGGAAGTCCACCGCGTGAAAAGCGGTGAGCATTCCATTCGTCATGAGTATAGCTTACAGTTGTCTGTAAGCCACTGGGTCTATTTGGGGACGGTGCGCGCACGAATCCGCCTTTCCGCGTTACCTTTGAACCAGGTATCGCAGTATGGTTAGGATCGAACTTGCCCGTGTCCCAAGTAGTAAGACTAGAATTAGATTGCAGATCGAAAAGATCTGGAATCTTCCTAGTCCTAGTAGTGGGTGTACGATTTGACAGGAAGTCATCCATGTCAATAGCCACTCACCACCCCCAGTCTCCGTCGAGTGTGGATAGGTCCTAAGGGGG